GAAGAATAATGCGACAAATTGAAATCGTATCGACAACGGGTTCGGAATTGATTACAACTTCAGACGTCAAAAACTACGTTCGTATTGACACAACCGCTGACGACACGTTGATTGACCGCATGATTGTTCAAGCGCGCATTTGGTGTGAAAACTATATTTCGCGCGACATAGTTGCAAAACAACGCAAATACTACATGGACAAAGCCGAAGGATTTATTCAGATTCCTTTTGCGCCAGTTGCGTCAATTGCAAGCGTGACCGTTCAGGGTCAAACGGCGGAATATCAAGAAAAAGGATTGAACAAAGAACAAATCATTTTGACAAGTGGTGTCAATGAAGTTTTGTACGGTTCAAATGCGCCTTTTGCAAAAGAAGTTCTAATCACTTACACAACGGCGGGATTGTCGGACGATTTAATCAAACAAGCACTTCTTCAAATGGTTTCAACTTATTATGACAACCGCGCTGACTTTGTTGAAGGCGGTCGCATATTGAATGAAATCCCTACAAACGTGAAGTCAATTTTGTCTTCATATAAACAAATGTTTGTGTAATGCAAAGCGGTGATTTCAATTCGCGAATTAAGATTTTGCGCCTTACAAAGTCCGCGGACGGTTTTGGGGGGTTTACATCAACCGAATCAACCATTGCGACAGTTTGGTGCAAACAAGTCGAGAAACGCGGGGAAATCGAACAAGAAGGTGGTTTGCGGCAACGTAAACTTGAAATTGAATTGCAATTTAGGAAAAAGACCGCCGACCAAATTTTGGATTCAGACATTTTACAATTTGACGGGTCAAGCGAAAAAATGAGAATCAACGACCGAATTGATTCGGTTGAAGACTTTTTCACAACAATCAAAGCGACTGAAATATAATGGCAAAATTCCAATATTCTCGCGTTTATGTTGACCCGGTCGATTTGAAAGAACTTGACCAAAAAATGAAACGTTTGTTCAAACTTTCAAAACAAGAATTGTCAAATGAGGTTGGAACGTGGGGACTTACAACGCAACGACTTGCAAAGGAACGTGTTCCGCGTGACACGGGTGACTTGATGAAGTCAATCAAAGCACAACGAAAAGGCGACGAAGCCGTTGTTGAAGCGGGCATGAAATACGCGCCATATGTTGAGTTCGGAACGGGTCGAAGTGTTGATTTGTCTGAACTTGACGAACTTGAAATTCCGCAATCGTATGCGGCGCAATTCAAAGGCAAAGGTATCAAGGAAGTCAATTTGCCAGCGCGTCCATATTTGTACAATTCAGCGCGTGAAGCATTGCGCGATATGTTGTCAAACATGAATCGAAAAATTAAAAACATTGTAAGATGAAAGACCCAATTCGTTTTGTTCGCAAAGGAATCCTTGACGCCCTTGACGGGAATGTTCAATTGGATTCGGTTGACGTGCCGGTTTATGGGCGCGTCCCTTCAAATGCAACGTTTCCTTTTATTCGTGTCTATTCACTTGAAACAAACGAAATTGACAACAATCGCGATTCATACAACACCGAAGTCATCACACGAATCGAAGTCAATACGCGTTTTGATTCCGACACCGGGGGTGAACTTGATTGCAATATAATCACCGATAAAATTGCGCAAATCGTGCGCACACGTTCGGGCGGTTATGTTGACCTTGGTTCAAATGGTTTCAAAATATACACTTCACAAATCGAATCAATATCGTATGTTGAAGACGACATGATTGACAAAACTTATTTTCGTTCGATTATGGAACTATCAAACCGCGTGTTTCAAATATGAGAAGAATTGACCAAATTATTGTTCATTGTACGGCAACACCCGCTGGACGTGAAACAAGTGTTGACGAAATAAGAAGTTGGCATTTGGAACGCGGGTTTTCTGACATTGGTTATCATTTTGTCATTGGTCTTGACGGGTGCATTGAAGACGGGCGACCAATTGAAAAAATTGGTGCGCATTGCAAAGGAAAAAACCGTCATTCAATTGGCATTTGTTACGTTGGCGGAATGGACAAAGAAATGAAAAATTGGGTTGACACCCGAACGCCGGAACAATGTTTGGCACTTGAAGAACTACTTTGGCAACTCAAAGGAATGTTTCCGCATGCGGGAATATATGGACACAATAATTTTTCGACAAAGGCGTGTCCAAGTTTTGACGCCGTTGAAGAATACAAACACATCACAACCCAAAAAGACGCGCACAATGTCTAAAAAGAAATTCAAGGAAACGAAAGTTGGAAAATTTTTGAATCAAATCGGTTCAACCATTGGTTCGGGACTTGATGACGTATTGCCGGATTCGGGAGTTTTGGGAATTGTAAAGCGTTTAATTGAAAAAGACGAAACAATTCCACAACCGGACAAAGAAACTGCGCTGAAGATGCTGGAAATGGATTTGGTTGAAATGCAAGAGGTCACAAAGCGTTGGCAATCCGACATGTCAGCAACGGGAACTTGGCTGACAAAAAACGTGCGCCCTTTGACACTTGTGTTTTTTTCGATTGCATACGTGACGGGTTGGTTTTTGGAATACCCGCTTGATTCAATCCAAGGTGTTTTGTCATTAATTGTTGGCGCTTACTTCGGAAGCCGTGGCATTGAAAAAGTCATGGGGAATAATCGTCACAAATAAAAAGTCAAATTGTAAATTCGTAAATTTGTAAAAATTTCGATTTCATGGCTTCACTTACTGACAAAAGAATCAAAAATACTTACGACGGGCTTTTAAAAACAACCGACAATGACGCGCTTGGTGGGAGTTATAAACTAATCACCGACGGTCTTGGAAATTCTTCAAATGTTTATTTAGGTACGGGCGGTGCGGTTGGAATCGGAAGAAGCGCACCAAGAGGAAAATTCGACGTTTACGGTGATTTTTATGTCACAACGCCAAACGGGATTGATTATTTAGAAATAACAGACACAAACGTCAAAATTGGCGACGGTGAAGACGCGAACGGATTTGCTTTTTTACATTTAGATTCACAAGTTTTCAAATTTATTACCGATAGCGTTGAAGTGATGCGAATCACGTCAGCGGGCAACGTTGGGATTGGAACGGATTCGCCGGGTTCATTATTACATCTTCAAAGCGCATCGCCAAAAATTCAATTTACAGACACGACAACAAATGCTTCTTCATACATTGACGCCGATAGTGGTTTTGGGTCAATTAACATAATGGCTGACCATGGGAACAACGTTGCGGGTAGTCAAATAAATTTATTGATTGACGGCACTTCAAAAATGGTTATTAAAAACACGGGCAACGTCGGAATAGGAACGACAAGTCCCGACCAAAAACTTACTATCAACGGCTGGACTGAATCATTTGGTCTTCAAGTATCTGAAAGCGACAGAATGACAATGGGCGCTGACGGTGATTGGAATTACATCAAAGGGAAATCCGGAAATGGTTTTAGGTTTAGTACTTTTAGCGCGGGTGATGTACTTACATTGACAAATGCCGGCAATGTCGGAATCGGAACAACTTCGCCGGCAAGAAATTTGCATATTCATCAAAATGATAGTACTTTAAGCTATTTGCAAATAACAAATTCCACAACTGGCGCAAGCGGAAGCGACGGTGTTTCGTTTGGTATTACAAGCGATGAAATTGCAGTTTGGAATAACAGAGAAAACACAGATACAACAATAAGCACCAATAACACTGAAAGACTGCGCATCACAAGTGCCGGCAACGTTGGAATCGGAACGACTTCGCCGACTTCACCTTTAACAGTCAAATCAAATTCAACAAGCGCTTCTGATTCAGGAATAACAATTCAAGCAAACGCGAACACGAATCCTTTGATAAAATTAGCCGAAAAAGCGGGTGATAAAGCAAGGTTTCACATGTACAACGGTGGTGTCGAAAAAATTGCGTTTTATACTGACGGAACTGACAATCACATTTCAGCGGGTAATGTAGGTATTGGTACGACAAATCCAAGCACAAAACTTCAGGTTGAAGATGTAAACGCTGGAGGTGTTTTTGACGCTTTACTTCTTACAAACAAATCAACCACCGCCGGAACTTCAACAAAACTAAAATTTGTGAATTCAACAGATGCGGCTTCTTCACCTAATACAAACTATATTAATTCAGTTAGAAATGCCGCAAGTGACAATGACTTGATTTTTGGGACTTCCAATTCAGACAGAATGACAATTGATTCTTCCGGCAACGTAGGTATTGGAACAACTTCGCCTGACGCAAGATTAAGCGTTGACGGTGGAACAGATAATCTTTTAGCAACTTTCAAATCAACTGACGACTTAGCTTATATCTCTTTTCAAGATAATGGCACAACAAGCAATACTTCTGTCGCTTTGGGCGCAAATGACAATAATTTAGTGTTTTTTACTGGTTCATCTTTTGGTTCTGAACGAATGCGCATTGATTCAAGCGGTAATGTCGGAATCGGAACGACTAGTCCTACTTACAAACTTCACATAAACGGAGGAACGCTTAACACATTAGCAAACTTCCAATCAACTGATGCTGGGGCTTTTATTTCTTTTTCAGACAATACGACAACTTCTGGCGAATATGCCCAAATAGGTGCTGTTGGTAACGCAGTTAACATTAGGTCTGGTAATGCTACAACTGCGACTTTTGATGCTTCTGGCAACGTCGGGATTGGGACGACTTCGCCGGGTGAAAAATTAGATGTTTCAGGTAATATTGCTTTGTCAGGAAGCATTGTTGATACAAATACAAACGAATCAATTGACATTGGCGTAAATGATGTATGGTTTGAAGGGAAACATACACATTCTACATTTGGAGTTTGGGCAAGGTCACCAGGCAATGGTCAAAGAAAAATGGGTATTGACGGCGGTACATCATATATGGGGCTTTACACAAATTCAACAGAAAAAGTTCGTATTGACACTAACGGCAACGTCGGGATTGGGGATACTTCGCCAAGTGCAAAATTAGTTGTAGTCGGTGAAATACGTTCTGACAAAACCGCAAATGGCGTTTCATTTTCATCAACTGGCGGTGGTGCTTCTTTTACCGCTTTTGATGTTTACACCGCAACAAACGGTGGTTTGCTTAGATTATATGACGAAAACGCGCAAACTGTCAACATTGACGGAAGAAGTGCGGGTGGTAATACTTATTTTAACAACGGAGGCAACGTTGGAATCGGTACAACTTCGCCTAACGTTATGCTTGACATACAACCCGCAAGCGGAAATTCAAATTCAGGAATTAAAATCAGAAGACATAATTCATCTAATCAGCATATTCATATACATGAATCAGACGGCGCAACACATGTTATTGAAGCCAACAACAATAAAGATTTTAAAATAAAAAATCACGGGACTTCAAGTGATTTTGTAATTGAAACGGGAAATTCAGAACGTTTTAGAATTGACGGGGCAACCGGCTATGTCGGAATTGGCACGACAAATCCCCAATCGGCACTTACCGTTTCAAATAGTGGCGCAAATGAGTTGGGTTTTGACTATAGTATTAGCGGTGGTTCAAGAATTTTATCGTATGACAGAAGCGCCGCGGGAAGAACCCCTTTGATAATTGACAATTCAACTTTAAAATTATTTATTGACGGCAATGAAAAAGTACGCCTTGATTCCGCGGGCAACGTCGGGATTGGAACGACTTCGCCGGGTCAAAAAATAACAATTGACCAAGGCGTTGGAAATGTAAATCAAGGTATTCCAGCAACTTCAGGAAGTTCACAAAATGGAATTTTAAGATTGCAGCCAGGTGGTCCTTATGGCGAATCATTTGATTTTGGAATGAATGTTTCAACAACTTACGCTTGGATACAACCTACAAACAAATCAAATCATTCTG